AAACTACCTTTTTGATTAATTGAATTAATAAGTTGTAGTTTACCAATATTACGATGCGCTTTACCAAACAAGGCAAATGATAGAGCATCTAAAACTGTAGATTTACCAGAACCATTTTGGCCAACAATCAACGTAGTTTTATGGCGTGTAAAATCTATCTCGGTAAAATTATTACCAGTTGATAGAAAGTTTTTATATTTAATATTTAAGAATCTTATCATACTATTTCTAAAGCTTGAGCCTGAGTCATCAGGTCTCTCATCATCACTTTGATCCTGTCTTTATCAAGATCGGTTTCAACACCATCGACATAATCATCCATCAAACGTGGAGTATCGTCGACTTGTAATCCTTCATCTTCAACATTTGCACCAATAAACTCGTTAAAGTTTTCAGATATTTTGAGATCGTAAATATCTTTGTTTTGAATCCTATCAATAAATCTGTCAAATGTAAATGAATCGTTTCTTTCAACGACTGTAACTCGAACAAACTTCTTATCCAAATGTTCTACACTATAGTTATTATAATCGGTTTCTTTGTCATTGTAAACAATTTTTTCAAATAATGTGTACGGATTTCGAATACGTTCAACATCACGAGTTTCGGTATCGATAATGGCAAAATACTTTGGATCATGCGCATCTGACCAGAAGAACTCCATTTGAGAACCTAAGTACCAAATGTTATTTTTTCTTGATCCAACGTGGTAATGGCCAGTGAGTACTAACTCAAACTTTTTAAATAGTTCAGCAGACATACCATGCGTATTCTCTACGCCTCTCATCATTTCAAAGCCACTTAACTCGAGATGGCCAGCCAACCAATCAGCTTTACAATTATTTACAAACTCCATAGACTTGGCATAGTTATCGTTACAAAGCCATGGTAACATCGCCATTTTAAGTGAACCATATTCCATTACGGTTGGTTCCATAATAATATTCACTTCGTTCATAAAGTGGCCTAGCAGTTCTTTCAAACTGTTCATATCGTTAGTATTCTTAAAATACGTATCATGGTTACCGGGAATGATATCCATGGTCATTCCACGTTTACGCATTTCATTTAAGAAATGTTTACGATTATGATTTAAGGCTTTGATGTTAACTACTTTACGATTATCATAATAATCACCAAGGTGTACGATTTGTGTTATCTCACGCTTTTCACATTCTGGAAAGAATACCTTTGAATAAAATTCTGCAGCGTTATCTAGAAAGATTTGAGATGAGTTTCGTATACCTGTATGAGTGTCATTCAATACGGCTATTTTCAATTAATTAAACTCCATACACAGTAAATGTAAAATGCAGCGATTGTGGCAAGAAGACTACCAACTACAAACATTTCAATATCGTCGTGTGTTTTATAAAAATTCAGACAAGTCCGAGTCAGCCGAAACAACGCGTTTCTTTCTCTTTTTCTTTTCTGTTCTTGCATATTCTTTTACCTCACTATCAACAAACTTAATTCGATCGATACGAGTTTTGAGTGTATCAACAAAAGCTTCAGCTACTAAACCAGATGTAGCATCACCATTCTCGTCAATCATAAAGTCTTCAACACCAGAATTGGCAATATATTTTAATTTAATATCTTGTTGTTTCTTTTCTTTAGCAATCCTACGAAGAAACGCATACCAAGTAATTTGTGTAAAGTATGCAAATGCATTTGGTTTACCAGTTCTTGTAGCCGCTTCAATGTCGTAATTACTAATTGCTTTCAAACAGTTTTCTACCGCGTCCATAACCATCTCTTCACGATAGGTATATCGAATAAAGTTTGCTTTGTGCGATAGTCCTTCAGCAATACGTAAAAAACACTGTGCCACGTAGTCTGGTACTTTTGGAATTGGTTTACTCTTTTCTCTACACTCATTGACGACATAAACATAATCGACTACGGCTTGAGAAAAGTCTGCGTTATTTACATAATGAATGCTTTGTCTTTTTTGACGCATTTAAGGTCTCCTTCATTATTAAGTATTATTATATCACTAAAAGCCTTAAAAGTACATAACTAAATATTGTTTTGACTCGTAAATATAATTATGGTTTTTGCTCATTATTTTGTTTACAAACCTGAAAAGTCATGGTATAATAAAGTAAAGGATTCGGGGAGAGGGAATATACTACCTTCCATCTTCGGTTTTATATTGCCACTCGTCCGTATGTCCAACTGACCATTTCGGTTCTGTTTCAACTCGATAGTTTTGTGTACAAACTTTAAAGTCTGGCATTTTTAATTTATCCGGCGTCAGGCTTGAATCACGCCATATTACTCTATTATTTGGTTGTGCAGCAAACTGTCCGTTGTCTAACATTATAACGTTAAACGATTTATGTTCTGGATCATGTTCACTAAAATTAATATCAATTCTCGATTTATCTGGATGTGCGTTGTCGATTGTAAAAAGATACTCGCCTGCATGCATCTTTTTGTCTTTACCAAAAAATTCACAGCGAGAAAGAATTGGTTTTTCGACTACGGTCAAATGATAATCGAAACAATCCCAAAGCTGCAAAACGTCAAGAGGAAGATCCCCGTGATCAGTTTTCCAGACGAAGGCCGAGAGAGGAAGTTTATCGTATAGTGCCCCATAGTCTGTAAGAAGTGTTTCAAAGTAAAGTGCCTTATATTGTGTTGATTTAACTGAGATCCAAATGCCCGGTGTTAATTCACCATGGCCTTTTTGGTGATCGTACAAAAACTCTTTCCGTACGAAAACATTTTCTGGTGGAAGTGGATGTACTAAAAAGCTCAATGTAATTTATCCTTATCGAATTCGACACGAATTACGTTTTTGCCTAAATCTTTTGATTGTGATTCGCGCTCTTGTTTTTCTGCTTTGATGTATTCTTCAACCCAATCATGAATTTGATCGCTTGTCATTGATTCAAAATCTTCTAAAGTTGTACCAGTTTTTAAAAATCTACTCATCATTGAAATGGATTTGGCATAATGTTTCATGATATGTGTTGATGGTACGTTTTCAGCAATGATGTGTCCATTTGCTAAAACTTGTAATGTTTCAGGACTTTCAGCAAATGCGATAAAAGGCCTGAAAGCAAAATAACTGAAACCTTCTTCTAAGTGTTCAACTTCAACAATCTTCATAGCTGCACGAATTACTAAATGCTCTGAATCGCTGCCGTCAATTACGTCTGCAATGATTTCATCGCCATTCGTTAATTTAAACTGTTTGAAGTTTGTCATAGTTCTACCTTATATGTCTTATGGTTGAACTTTTCTCTGTGATATATTTTGAGTCGTTCTTCACCATGTGTCCACGCAAAATTCTTTCGAGTATCCGTACTAATATTATCTATAAGGTCGTAAAGTGTAGTTGGTTCTTCATTATCGGATTTTCTTAAACCACGCCCGATACTTTGGAGAACGCGGATTTGAGACTTCGATGGACTTGCAAAGATAATGTTATGTAGGTTCCGAATATTAATCCCAGTACTGAAAGTCCCAAGGCTAGCGACAATAATAGCATTTTTCTGTTTCTCCACTATACCGCGAATAGCTTCTCGATCTGAAGCTGCTACACTTCCTGATACGAAAAAAATCTTGCGGTCTTCTTTTGCTTTATCTCGAATGAGATCAAATAAAGGTTTACCATGTTTTTCAACGTAATTAAATAAAACAAGTGTATTACCTTTTTGATCAAGTGCTAGGTTGCGTATCAACCTATTTCGTTTTTCGTTTGTTACTATATATTCTATTTCATCTTGATAAGTTTTCGTTTCGCACTCCCGTCTGGCATCTGCCGAATAATCAAGAACGATTCTGTTAATGTTGAGTTCTGCGAGAGTTCCAGAGTCCTGCAACTTTTTGGTAGTAGTAACCTTAAACGTTTTTCCAAAAAGTCCTTGAAGCACCAGCTCATGAGTTTGAGTTCCATCCAAAGTCCCAGTCGTGCCATATCGATACTTTGCCTCCGTTGCTTTGTTCATGATATTCATAAGTGATTTTGATTTGAATCCATGACACTCATCGCCGATTACCATACCAAACTGATCGTACCAATCTTTCGGTAATTTGTAAATTGATTGCCAAGTACTTACACAAATTGATTGTTCAAACCTTTTATCTTTACCTGAATATATTCTATGAATATCATCAGGGCTGCAGCCATATTCAATAAAGTCATTATGCATTTGTTCAACGAGTGACGTTGTTGGAACAATGATTAAAACTTTTTCATTTCCTAATTTATGTAACCAGTACTGTGCTAATATGTAAATGATTAACGATTTACCAGAACCAGTTGGCGATAGCAAAATACCACGTGTTCTATGCAATGCTTCCATCACAGCAATAAACTGATAATCACGAGGATCGTACGGAAGATTTAACGACTTAATAAAGTTTACAACTTCTTTTGGATCAGGCCTTTGTTCTTCCAAAGGTGTTCCATATTTCGTCTTTACAAACTCGTAATTATATCCACGGGTTTCGATAAACTTAACTAAATGATGAATTAATCCAGCTGGCAGTTCACCAGTATTCGTATCGTATAATCGTATTTTTCCATCCCATATTCTACGCTTGAATGCAGGCATCCATTGATACCCCGGTACGAAAAAAGAAAAGAACTCTTTTATCTCTGCCGCTTGACCAAAATCGCATTCTACATGTAGATTAGCATGGTTTAAGCGCCGGACTCGAATTGCTTCCATTTAATGATATTACCTATTGTCTGATGTCGCCAATTTAAATTAGATACTATTTCAGTTAATGTTTCAACTAGTGTTTTATAATATTGAATCTTCTCTTCTGACTTTTGTATTTCAGGATCACTATCATAATAATAATCCATATCGCCTTTCATAATCTTTAAACCATTAAAAGGATCTGGATCCCATCCAAGTTCTTTGACTGTATCAGGATCCATCTTGCCATTGTACCACTCCCACTTTTGTTTAAGCAAAGTCTTTTGACTAAACTCTGCACGTTTTAACAGAAGTTTTGCATTAGCCAGTTTTTCAAGATATTTTGCATGTAGTAACGGTGTGTTACGAGAATCTTCGTCAAGTTGCATACTCAACTTACTATCTTCTTGCCATGCAGCAAGAATGTCTTTCAAATCAATCATAATATAACTCCATTATTTAAACTATCTATACAATTTCAAAGTTAGCAAATCTAAAGCTTAGACTTGATGTTAAAAATTCTCCACCGCCACCAGTTGCTTCGAAGTTAATACTACCAAGTGTTGTTGGTACTGCCTCTATATATCGAATTGTTTTTGTCTTATTATTTTGACTGTTGAGAATTGCAAGTGTAATATCTGCTGCAGCAGGGGCTACAGCGGCGTCTCTATCAAGTGCGCCTTTCAATGGCTGATCAACAATTCTTCTCATCCAATCATTCATTTCCGTATAGCCTTTTAAATCTTCATCGAGAATGATTGTCATTGATAATTCACCAAAATCAAGTGTGCCACCGGGAAGTGGAATATTTCTAACTTTACGATATGGTAATTCACTTGGTTGAAGTGCAACATCTGGATGCGCAAATGACTGTACAAAGAACTCCAAGTTTGGATAGTTTTCTCTGTCGATCACAACCTTAAATCCAGTTGGTTGTAGGTAATTTAAGTTTGTTGTAAGTTCTGCCATAATAGTTTCCTTATATAGCCTTATTTATACAAATAAAAAGGGGTCCCGAAGGACCCCTAGTCGAATCATATTCGAGCTATTATGTAAGCAAGTTATTAATAGCTGAGATTCTGTAGTATTGGTTAGTACGATCGTTAGCAAGACCGTTAGCTGGTGAAGAACCAACGAATGGGTTTGATACCATTCCGTAACGAGTCTTGAAGCCGATTCTTGGCTGGAAGTCTTCCTCGCCAACTGCCTTAACCATTGTTAGTGGTACGTATGGGCAGTAGAATAGACCTGCGTCGTATGGGTTTGTACCCTTATAACCAACGTTGACATAGTCACGTGATGAATAAGGATCGATGTACACCTTAATTCTTCCGTTCAATGTACCAGCGAAAGTATTACCGGTGTCATCAACGTTTAAGTTAGCGCTAAGAGCTGGAGTGTAATCTAACATACCAGCAGCGTTAAGAGCTGCAGCTACGTCTGATGAACACAAGATAAAGTTACCTTTACCTCTACGTGTCTCTTTAGCAATTGTATTAGCTTCACGCTCAATCTGCATGATCAAGCCTTTGTACTTTTCAACAGACCATCTGCCATCTGCATCTGTTGACAAGTCAAAGATACCGAGTGTTTGGTTTGAAGTTTGACGTGAACCGATCTTAGCTTGTCTGTTCACTGTACGTACAACCTCACGGTTGATTTCAGCCAAGATTTCAGTTGACAAGATGTTTGCCAATTCTGTCTCAGCATCCAAGCCGTGGATTGCTTTCAGGTCTTGAGCAAGTTCAAGAGTGTAATTTGCTCTCAAAGCACGTGACTTAGCTGTCACAGTTGCTTTTTCAATGGTGAAGCCCATTGGAGCAAGTACTTCTTGACCTGATCCACCAAGTACCTCAGCTTCAGCAGTTGTATATGCGTCACCAATGAACGGTACGTGAGTTGATTCAGAGTCGATGATTGTTGAGTCACCATCACCGTCTAGTGTACCAGCCAAACCAGATGGTCCAAGCGAACCGTTACCAGTTGTGGATGAGTCACCTGAGTAACCGACTGGTGCTTCGTCAACGCCGAGTGCTTCGTCACCGTTTGATACGCCAGCTTTTGTCTTCTGGAAGGTTGACTTCATTGCGAAGATCAAGCCTGTTGGACCAGTCATTGGCTGAACACCACAGATATCGTAAGCAACGAGGTTAGGCATTGCACGACGTACGAGTGCGATCAATACTGGGTTCCAGTTTGCAGCATTAGATGCTACAGTTGTTTCTTGCAACATGCCTTCTTCTTTTAAAGCATGCTCCTGATTTTCTAGAACAGCTGCAGTAACAGCTTTTCTGTGCGCGTCTTGAATAGTACCAGCTGACTCTTCATTCAGTACTGGTGCCCATTTTTCAACGAGCTTATCGTAAGATACTGCGTTTTGCATTTTACTTAACTCCCTTTAGGATTTTGTTTGTCTTTTAATGGCATCCAGATACTGACCCATAACTTCAGATGATTCGACTTCGAAAGACTCGTCAATCTGTGTGTCATCGGCTTCTGTTTCTACCGCTTCTTTTTTGAAGTAGGATTCTTTTACAGTCTTAACTTTTTCTGCAAAAGTGTCGCTCCAGTCAATGTCTGAAACTAATTCCTTTAACTTCTCTGCCTGAGTGTCAGCTAGATCTTTAGTTGCTTCAGCAATTGCAGCCTCACGCTTAAATGATTCTAACTCATCAGTCATTTCGATGATCTTGCCAGTTGATTCGTTGAGCTTGTCTTCCAGCTCTTCAACTTCACCAGCAAGTTCGTCAACTAGGTCGACTTTTGACTCTGGTACGTCGATGTAAGATTCAGTAAACAAGTCTTTTAACTTGTTCATGAATGTCTCGGCGATCTCTGTACGAAGGCCTGCTTGTACAGCAACCTTGTTGTCTTCCATCCATTGCTCAACTACATAGTTCAGATAGGAATCTACCTTTTCTACAAGTTCAGCTTTAGTTGTTGAGATTTCTTCAGCCAGCTCTTCGTTGTACTTTTCTTCCAAGCGATTAACTTCTTTAGACAGTTTAGACTTGATAGCAGCTTCAAAAATTGTAGCAGCTTTGCCTTTAAACTCATCTGAAAGTGTTGCTTCTTCGCTAACCAATGCATTAAGATCTTCTTCGAAGTTAGCCTCATATGCAATTTCTTGCACTGCTTCTTCTTCGTCATCTAGATCTTCTTTCTTCATGCCGTGCATCATTTCTTTGTTCATCACTGAACCATACATAGCTTGAAGTTCTTTTTTATTCATCTTACCAGCGTGATGCATCATAGCTTGAAGCATACCCGCTTTAGTCTTTGGCATTGGTGCCTGAGCAGTTGCATCAGCCGCGCCACCTGGAGTGGAACGTTTTGGTGCAGTCTTGCCCGATTCGCCTGCTTTATCAGCACTTGCTACTGACTGAGCTTCGTGATCAGACGCTTCCACGACGTTATCATCATGGAGTTCAACATCTTGATCTTCTATTTGATTTTGATCAGTCATTAATTGACTCCCTTTTATTTAAGATTTGAGTAACGAGAGGAAATTCTTAAACTCACGAACCTGTACCTCATAGAGATCTTTCCGTGGAGCTTTCTTTATTTCAGTCTCCATTTTTTCAATTGCTTGAGCTGACAAAATTCCGTTATCCCAAACCCAGTCTACACCTTCCATAACTCCATTAACAAATGCTGACGGTGCGGATGGATCTTGCACGATATCAATCGCGTTAAGCATAAAATCGTCTTTGACGACCATTGCGTTGTTTTGCTGCATCAAACTTCCCATACCACGAGTCGATACGCCCAGCTGAACGCCGCCATCGAGTAGACCCTTAACAATCTCACCGGTAGGAGTGTCCAAAACTGTGGCTCTTCCAACAACATCATTTCCCTCAGACTTGGGTTCATTGAGCTTGTGTGAAACCTTATCTAAATTAACGGTCGGGCCTTCA